GCCCCATTATGGAGTGGTATCGGTATCACTACCAAGACCCCTTGTGAGGAGCCTCGGCTCTTGAAGGACGTTCAGTTCTTATCGCAAGGTTTCAGATACGAGCAACCTGATGGCTCGAGCTCTGGAGTCTGGTTACCTGTTCCAGACACAGAACGTGTTTTGTGTTCCCTACGGTGGGGTTCGACTGTTGACGATGTTCGTTGGCATCTGATGAGAGCGTATGCGTTGCGGATTGACTCTTGGGCAAACCTTGAGTGCCGCACCTTCATTCAATCATATATTGAGTGGATCTGGAATCATCCAGAGTACAAAGAGCAGTTATTTGGTGAGATAAACGGCTTGTCCATGAGTGACATTGACGCAATCTATAAATCCAATGATTGGTGTTGGGCATTGTATGCCGGATTTGAAAATGTAAAGGGCTCCCGCTTTTCGGTAAGCGCTGCAGCATCCCTTTTAAAAAGTCTTAGAAATCATTTTGAATCTACAACATCTAACTCTCTTCCTTCTTCTTCTTCTTTCTTACTCTCGTCACCTTCTATTTCCTGCTAAAATGTCTGGCCCAAAGAATGGCAAGGCACAAAAGAAAGCTGCCAAAAAGGCAGCCAAGCAGAAAAAGAAAGGTACTCCCCGAAAAACAAATCACCCGAAGAAAAATAATTCGGGCCCTACGATGGCTCCGCCCAAAAATGTGGCGAGCTCAGTCACGGATGGTGTTAATGTGGGTACGGTTTGGAAAAATTCCAACCAAGTGAGAGATCACTTCAATCGTCGCTTTGAAAAAGTGATGGATATCCCAGTAGCATCAACAGCGTTTGCCTTGATCCAGAATTTCTTTCTGAATCCGGGCAATTCTTTGCTTTTTCCAGTTTTCTCCCAGATTGCCAGTACTTATGAGGAGTACATCTGTCATTTGCTCAGATTTTGGTATCGTGGTGAAGAATATATGGCATCTGGTACTTTGACTTCCGCTGGAATCATTGCCATGGCCACGAATATGGACCCAGATGATTCTACGTTCACTAACGTGTCTCAGCTGGAAAACTACGAAGGATCAGTTTCTGGTCCACCCTTCGCGGGGCATTTCGTGCACGATGTGGGTGTTGCCCACAAGAGTCGAGGGCGAAACCGATCAAAAGGTGACGCATTAGCTCTGAATCAATATTTCGTGTTTAGTTCTGCAAACATCGCTGCTCCTACAGGTCAGGCCGCAAAGTTCTACGACATGGGTCAGTTTCAGCTGTGTTCCAATGGAGCACAAGCTGCGACGCCTGCCGGTGAGCTTTGGGTCGAACATGAATGGACGTTGATACGGCGCAAACAAGAAACGCCTATCGGTCAACAAGTCTTGTATGCAC